GCGTCCGCGGCACGGAGCGCCTGGACGGTCTGCGCGATCGACAGGGGCGATTCCTGCACCCCGTCGGGGAACAGCACATCCGGGGCCTGGACGGTGAGCGGGGTGCCGAACAGGGCCTGATCGACCGCGAGAAGCTTCTCAATCACCTGGGCGATGGCGGGGCGCCAGAGCCGGATCTTCCGGTCCCGGGTCAACAGGGAGCGTTGCTGTTTCGCCTCGACCTCGGTCGCGGTCTTGATCGCCCCGCCGCCGTCATAAATCCCGAACGTCTCGGACGAGTAGCCGGCCATTTGCAGGATGTCCTGCACCAACTGCGCGGCCGTGGCCTTGTGTTCCTCGACGCGGATCTTGAACTGGACCTGTTCGATCTGGTCGGCGAGCTTCGCGTCTGCCCCGGCGAGCATGTTCATGGACGCGTAGGCTTCCTGCTCCGCGTTGAACGCCGAGCCGTTGCCGGTGCCGACGTTGTCCAGCAGGGACTTGGCGATCATCAGCCGGGACTTGCCCAGCCGGACGTCGCGCATCCAGGACGTGTAGACCTCGTCGAGGGCGTCCATGAGCTGCTCGACGCCGTCCAGGTCACTGCGGCCGAGGTGCCGGCCGTTCTGGTCGGTCCGCCAGCGCCGGTTCGGGGACTGGTTCGGCACATACACGACGCACAGGCCTTCGGAGCCGGAGTCGATGGCCCCGAACGCGTTCACATGGGCGGCGAGTCCTGCCGTGGCAGGCAGGTCCGTGAGCGGGATGGGGTGGCCGAGCTTGTCCTCTTCGCCCTCATACAGGCCATGGAGAATGATGCCCGTACCCTGCTCGGTGGTTTCGTGGCGTTCGAGGTGCCGGTAGACGCGCTTCCCGTCCCGGGCGACGACCTGCCAGAACGTCACCGCGGTCAGCCGGCCCCAGGTGAACTCGGGGATCGCCTGGTCCGCGTCCACATGGGTCAGGAACGGGGCGTCCGGGCTGACGGTGTCGTCCCAGGTGACGCGCAGGTACACCCCGCCCAGTGCGGCGGCGACCTCGGCGGCCTCCGCCAGTTCGGTGTGCAACCCGTCATCACACAGCACGTCGAGGCGGGCCTGGGTGGTTTCGTCCTCGGCCTTCAGGGTGATCTGGTCCGCGAAGAGCAGGTCCGCACTGGCCTGGCAGAGTTCGGCGGCGATCGGAACATGCAGCTTCACCCGCCTGTCAGGTCCGCGGGACGCCTCGCCCCAGAACCAGCGGGTCAGGGCCCGGCCCACGGTGGCACGGAACCCGCCATGATCGGAGGCGAAGAACCCGGTCGCGGTCGGGTCAGCACCCGACGCCCCCCCATACACGGAAGAGAGCTGGTCGGAGTCCCCGGCGTACCAGGCAGACCACACACCCATCATCGGCAGGGTCCGACCCACCTGTGCGGGCGGCCATGCTTGGGTGGACTGTGGCAAAGCCATCGGGCACGCCCTTTCAGATTGGGTTAGGCGGCCCGGTCGATCCGGGCCTGGATGAGCGGCAGGTATTCGGCTTCGCGCTCAATGGCGATGCAGCGGAAGCCTTCGAGGATGCACGCCTCAACGGTCGCGCCGGAGCCCGCGAACGGTTCCAGGACCGTCCCGCCCGGGGGCGTGACCAGTTTGACCAACCAGCGCATGAGCGCCAGCGGCTTGACCGTGGGGTGTGCGATGCCGTCCACTACGGGACGTTCGGCCTTGGAGGGCTTGGCAACGTAGAAGTACTTCGATTCGGCCAGCGCCTCGGCCTGCGACTCATCGAGGATGACGTTCGCGGGCCAGCGTTCACCGTGCCGCGTGGCGTCGATGTTGACCGCACCGGTGCCGAATTCGATCACGGTCGCCGCGACAGTCCCCGCGAGGGGCTTGCGGGCCACGACGGCGGGTTCGAAGGCGGGCTTCAGTGCGGTGCCCCAGCCCTGCCATAGTTCCGCTTCGGGGGTGTGGGCTGCGGTGTCGTTGACTTCCCGGGTGGCGCCTGTCCCGCCGTAGGTCTTCCCCACGAAGCCCATCCGGGACGTTGAGGTGTCCACCATTGTTCGGGTGCCGGTGACCTTGCGGGCCTTGAAGTTCGCCGACTCCACGGTGCGGAGTCGGACGAGCTCCTCGATGTAGTCGGGGACGGGGGGGAGGATCGGGCGGAGCAGGTCGAAGATGTCTGCTGTCGCCACGCTTGGCTGTGTAGGGTGCGTCGTCAGATGGTGGCCCATGACCGTCCCCGTGACGGCGTTGACCAGCTGGGGCGTCAGGTGTTGGCGGAGCCAGCTCTGGAAGATCCGGGCCCGTTCGAGCCGCTCCGCCGCCGCGTCGAGCTTGTCGATGGCCTTGGAGACGTCAAGTGACTTCGGCATACCCTCGCCATAGAGCCAGGCGATGGAGTCGCGGATCTCGAACCCGGCATCCTCCACGGCTACCGCGAGGCGGTGCCAGGTGCGGGTGCCGCCGAAGGCCAGCAGGTGCCCGCCTGGTTTGAGTACCCGCAGGCACTCCCGCGCCCAGTCCTCGCCGGGGGGCAGTGCGTCCCACGCCTTGCCCATGAAGCCGAGGCCGTAGGGCGGGTCCGTCACGATACTGTCTACCGAGTTGTCCGGCAGTGTTCGCATCACTTCGATGCAGTCGCCGTGGTGGATCTCGGGCATGTGTCCCCTAGGTGAGTTCGTTGCGCCAGATGGCTTCGGTGGTGGCGAGGGCGTACCGGCCGGTGTCGAGGCTGTCGTCCTTGGCCTTGTCCTTGTTGGGCTTGTCCTCGCCCCGTTCGGACGCTTTGGTGTCCCACACATAGTCGGTGACCTCATCGATCCAGCCCTGGCAGCGGTCGGTCACGACGAGCTGTTCACGTGCCAGCAGGGACGAGACGAGCCCGATGCCGTACATGACGTCCTTCTTGGCGCCCTGCGTGGCGAGCCCGTCGTGGAAGAGTTCCTGCCGGAAGTCCGCGGCGGCGGAGTCGACAATCACCCATTCAGGGCGGAGGGTGAGCTGTTCGGGGTGGTGCGGCTGGTTCAGCCACGCCCGGATCGTCTTGGACTGCTGCGACGGGGACTGGCGGATCTGGTTCACGGCCACGTCGATGCGGAGCTCGTCGACGAAGTACAGCTTCCGGTCATACCCCAGCCCCAACAGCAGGACGGCGGTCGGGTGCTGGGTGCCGAAGTCGATCGAGGCGCACAGCATGCGTTTCAGCGGGGGCAGGCGCTCCCACGGGATCACATGTTTCGTCGGGTCCCACATGTCATAGACGGCGCCCTCGGCGTTCGTCCACAACCCTTTGATCATCCGGTCGTAGAACACCCCGGTGTAGGAGGCTTTCATGTCCGCGATGTAGGCGGGTCCGGGGTTGCCGCCCTCGAAGTACATGGGGTTGTCGTCCATGGTGAAGTGGAAGACGAGCATGTTCTTTTGGGCGGCGTTCAGGATCCAGTCGAGCCGGAGCCAGTGCCGGGTCGAACCGGGGTTCGTGGTGGCGAGCAGGCGGGCGCCGGCGACGCGGAGGCGGGATACGAGCATCTCCCAAAACCCCGGCGGCAGCAGCGTGGCTTCGTCGACGTAGGCGAGTTCCACGGTCGAGCCGCGGATCTTCTCTTCCGAGCGGGAGTCGTTCGCGCCGACCAGGTGCACTTCCTTGCCCAGGATCAGTGCGACCCCGGAACCTTTCGTGTGCACAATCTGGCGGGACAGTTCCCCGAAGAGCCGGTCATCCATCAGCGGGGCCAAAATGTTGCGCTCAATGGTCTGCAGCGTCTTGCCGACGATGATGATCAGGCCCGTACCCTTGCACAGCCGGACCGCGAAGAGGAACGCGAACAGGGACGCGATGGTCTTACCGGCACTGACGGCGCCGACCCACAGGGCGATCTTCGCCCGCGTCGACTCCACCACGCTCGAGACCTGCTTGTGCGAGAGCGGCGGCGGTGTCACTTCCCCGCCTCATACGCCGACGCAAAACCAGCCATCAGCTTGTCAATGACCGACACCGCACCCGAAGCATGATCGGTGACCGACTTGTCGTAATCCTCCAGCTTCGCGGCCTTATCCAGATAGATCCCGATCGACGTCGCCAGCGACCGCTCAGCATCAGCCGGCGGCGCCTCGTCATAGACCTTCTCCGAGCCAGTCGGCCCCATCATCCGCACCATGTACGTCGGAGCCTCAAGCCGGTCCAGGATCGTCTCCGAGCGCTTATACAACCGGCCGATGATCGCCGCACGCCGGGCCTTGTTGTCCTCCACCCGCGCACGCGTGGCGTCTTTTGTGGCTGACCGGTCAAAAGTCAGGTCATTTGCCTTGCAGACGTTGGTGACGGTTCCGGCGGATACTCCGGCTGTCCGTGCTATGTCGTTGCGGCTCAGCCCTTGGCTGTGGAGGTCGATGATGCGCTGGCGCTGGGCGTCCGTGATAGGCACAAACGAGTCACCGCCTTATGGTTGATTGTTGAGTCTCTGCCGTTATGCGGTGAGGATGGTCAGGGATGAGAGGTCGAACCCGTTTTCGGTGATGTCGAAGACCATGAGGCCGGGGTCGGAGTCTTTGCCGGCGACTTGGCGGAACCAGTCGGAGCCGTTGTCGAGGGTGGGGGCGCCGAGGCAGTAGCGTTGACGGCCTGTTGCCGGGTTGCGTCCAGCCACTGATGCGGAGAAGGCGTGGTAGTGGCCGTGGACGAGGATGTCGGCCCTAGCGGCGGCTTGGGCGCCGAACGCTTGCTTCGTCCACCAGGTGACGGCTTGGCCGGGGCCGAACTGGTTGCCGTGCACTACCCCTACCGTGGTGCCGTAGAAGTCGACACTGACGGACTCGTCGTACTCGGCGGGCCGTACCCAGGTGACATCCATGCCGGAGGCGTCCGTGACACGCTGGACTTGCCGGTGCATGAACAGGCCGAGGTCATCCGAGGGGCGGCCGAGGTTCTGCTTACCATTCCGCCAAGCACTGTGGTTGCTGGGAATGCCAGCGACGGTGACGGGGGCGTGACCGTGAGCCAAGTTGATGTACTCGAACAGTTCGGTCCCGTACGTGTCGAGCTGCCCGGAGAGGGACAGGTCGTTGGTGAACATCGGGTTGCCACCGGACTCGAAGCCTTCGATCCCGTCGCCGGCGTCAGCCAAGAGGATCCGCGCCGGCGCCCGTTCGCCCAGTAAGGCGTTGAGCTTGCCCCGGATCAGGGTGGAGCGTTCGATGAGTTCGGGCGTGCCCCCGCGGGAGCCGGTCTTGCCGATCTGCGGGTCCGCCCACACAATCACCGTTGCCCGCATGAACGTCGCCGGTGTCGGTTTCGGGGTCGCGTGCCGTGCGGCGGCGTAGAGGGCCGGGAGGTCAACATCCTCGTCCGCCTCGGTGGACAGGATCGGGCGGACGTTGTTGAGCTTGTTCCAGGTTCCACCGGCAGGGTTGGAGGTCCATCCCCACGTGAAGGTGACCTTGTCCGGGTCCTGCCCCTTAGAGGCGATGAATCGGCGGTAGTCCTCGTAGCCCCACGGCTTGTCGCTGAATCGCGTATAGGATGCCGAGCCGTCCGGGTTGTGCTGCTCTGACTCCCCGGCGGCCGGAGTGTCCGTTGCGTCCGTGGCGTAGCAGACGCATTGTTCGGCGCGGTGCCGGCGGATCGTCCGGTCCCCGACCTGGTAGCCCAAATCTTCGGCGTGCTGCCGGGACGGGGCCGCCGTGTCGATGCCGGGGAAGCCCGTGATGAGCTGTGCATATTTGCAGACCGCCACGGTTCCCCCTCACTGGGTTGGCACTACTCACGAGCCCGCTGTGTACGTCTCGCGTTACTTGACCGGGGTGCTTTCGTGCCAGTACGCGGGGGAGGATTTGAACCTCACGCCAAATTAACCGGTTCCACCGGCCGCGCTTGTGTTCCTTGGTGCCAGACCCGGGGAGTTCTGCAGTCTCCCCGGGCCCGACGGAGCCAACCTCTTACCCAGGGTTGGCGCTGGGGAACGAGGAAGCCCGCCGGCGTGGGGGACACTGGCGGGCTTCAGTCTTATGACCAGCGGGCGACGTTCGGTTCGCCGTGGTACTTCTTTATGGCTTCAATGTGGTTCCGGATCTTGGGCGAGTCCTTGAAGACCTCAGACCGCCCGATTCTGGACTCTTTGAAGAACTCATGCCGGGAGCGTTCGATGTCGAAGCCTCCCGGTTCTACGGCGAGGAGTGCCGAGTCTGGAAGGCAGAAGGTTCGGAGTCGCGTTCCGAGGCTGTGCGTGGTGCCGATCTTGATTCCGTCCGGGAACTGCATGTAGTAGACGCAGTACCTCTTGGGTATCTGGGCTACCGGCTTTTGCTCCGCGGCGGCGATGTTCTTGACCCAACCTTGGATGAACTCTTTGTGAGCTTCGACCGCACCGTGCAAGATGATCGCGTGGCGGGTGCAGACCATCGACGGGTAGAACCTTGTGTCTACGTCGGCCCGGCATCCCATCGCGGTGCAGATGACGTCTTGCCCGGGGCGTGTTCTCCGGCTATGGTTGCTCATATCGAACTCCTAATCAGTTCGGTCAGGCCCCGGATGTTTGCAGCATCGCGGGGCTTCTTCATGCCTTGTGCGCGTAGGCTTTTCTAGCCACGAATCACACACTAAGTACAGATTACCCCCACCCCTACGTAAAAGCAAGGAACACTAGGCAACTTCTTGTCGTGTCGCTTTTCTTGCGATGAGGGCTGCGAGGTCCGCCTTGTACGCCTCTTTGGCGCGGTAGGCAGCGAGCACCGCGGCTGGAGTGTAGAGCGGCGGGGATCCGTCCGGGCGGTCAACGGGCTTCAGCGCCCCGCGCTCCACCCACTTCTCCACGCGCTTCTCCGGGATCGGCAGGTGCCCGGAGGACTTGAGTGCCCGGACTACCTTCTTCAGTGGTGCCTGGACGTGCCACGCCTCGCTGATCATATGCGCCTGGTAGGCCTTCACATCCCGGGCCACGTCGCAGAGGCGGCAATACCCGCGGGCCTCGCCGGCAATGGCTATCACCTCGCCCGGGCAGTCCCAGCAGGCGCCGAGGCTGATGCGTTCGGCCGTACGGTCCATGGCCCGGCGGCAGTCAGCGAGCGACCCCCGCAGTTCATCCGCCAGCACCGGAGCCCAATCCATCCCGCGTACCTCACGGATCTGTGCGAGCAATACAGCGGCGGCTTTAGTGGCGTGGGGTTGCCGGTTGCCGAGAGCCTGAGTCCATCCGGTGAGTATGACATTCAGGGTGCGCCCAGCGTCATAGGCCCGGGCGTTGGTCGGTTCCATCGGGGCGGAATGACCGGATGACCCGACACTGCCTGCCCCTACGTCCATCCTGGCAGCGGACGCCCACAGAGCCTCCACTATCGATTCGACCTCCGTCAGGTCGGCGATGAGGACATCCCGGCATCCCGGGCATAGGTAGATACCGTCCGGCTGGTTATCGCACGCCCCGCAGCTTGATCCCATACCCCCATCTTAACAGGGAAGTTCCTTACTGTTCCTCACTGTTGGGCGTGTCGCTACAACGCCCACTCCTGCCGGTAATCCGGGTGCGAGCTGTAGACGGCGGCGAGGGCTTTGATCACATCGCGCAAAGCTATGATGAGCCCGCTGTGGATTTCATCGATATCATCCCGCTCATCACGAACGCCGTCTTCCAAGGTGACATCATCCCACTGCTTGATAATCGCCCGTTTCGCGGCGCACTCGGCCAGGACGCGGGCAGGGTCATGGCGGGCGATGTGTTTAGCGTCCTCCCGCTCCATGCTGGATAGGTGCAGCGAGTCATGCCGCCAGTTGCCGTGAAACGGGCCAGCTAACTTCTGATGGCTCGCCGCCCGTGCCACCGCCTCATCTTCGGCGATGCGGGCTTCAAGGAACTCAATAATCGTCATGCGCTCATCCTCTCAGCTTCACACGTGCACGCGTCGTCTTTGCGGCCGGTCAGCATCTGCTTGACCTTCCCGTAATCGAACGAACCCGACGCCCAGTCGTTCTCCATCACGTACAGGGTTTGCTTGATCCGGCGCTCCGCCTCACACTCAGGCACGGGGCTTGCCTCCCTTGTGGATCAGGGGCCTATGGTCCTTCTTCTCCCAGCCGCAGCAGGGGCAGAACTTGAACGGCCATGTCTCCATGTCGCTCTTGACGTAGTGGCCCTGATATGTGCCGCGCCATGACGCGCTGTGGCCCTCCCATTGGGAGCAAGCACTCTTGGACTGGCGCCAGCACGGGCATTCCCGGCGTGAGCACCATCCGCGCTGATTTGCGCTCATGCGTCTTCTCTTTCGTAGGTGTCGGCGCGTTCCTGGTCGGGGCCGATCCGGTCGGCTTCCTGCGCCCGGGCCTGAACCTCCCGGAGGGCTTCATAGTCGGGGCGGAGGCTGCGGCTCATGATTCACCCCGCACAGCAGCGGCGTGAGCTTTTAGCCAGTGCGACATGGCGGCTTGGAATCCCAGGCCTTCGGGCAGGTGCTGCGACCAGAAGTCAAGCGGATCGTCCGTCAGGATCGCAGCCGCTGCTTCTTCGAGTGCCTGGGCTTTGGCTTCCGCCACGTCCCCGAACCCCGCAGCGGCGAGCACCGACGCAAGGTGGCTGGATCTGGCGCTTGCCTCCGCATCCTTTGCGTAGGGGCGGGCGTACGTCTCCTGCCACCCGCATTCGACGCATACGAAGCCGCCGTACTCAAAACTCCACTGGAGGTCGGAGTGCTTCGCCAGCACTTCCGCCATCCCGCTCATCATGCCCCCTCCGTTGCGGTGAGCGCGGCACGGATGGCCGCTGCTGGGACGCTGGCAAGCTCGGGGTCGCGTCCGTTCATCAGGCAGAGCGCTTCCGAGGCGTTGACCTGGTTTGCGATGAGGTCAAGCGCGGCCCGCTGTTCCCGCACCATGGCGATGAGGGCGGGGACATCCGTGCGGGCGTGAGCGATGAAGTTGGCGTCGGCGGATGTTGTTGGGTCGTTTACTTCGCCTTGGCCAGCGACCTCAAGCACGTACTTCTTGGCGTCCTGAGCGAAGATGCCAACAAGATCAGACGAGAATGGGTAGTTCCGGTCAACCTCCCACGGCCCGTCTGTGGCGGCTTGTGTGCGTGCTTCGATGGCGGCGAGCTGGTCCCCGTCCCCGCCGGCCATGCTGATCAGGTGCTCGGTGTAGTCGCTCATGCGGAGGCCTCCGGGGAGTAGATGACAGTGGCGGGGAGGTCTACTTCGAGCGTGCCGGTGAGCCAAGGGTCATCGTTTGGCTCATGGATCGTTGCCCGCCAGCCGCCGCGGAACCGCTGGCAGATATCGCGGTCCCGGTCGATCAGCACGGACCCGACCGGCAGTTCGTCTAGTTCATCAATGGTGGTGATGGTTCGCGGCTTGACGTATCCCGCGGCGAGGATTGCATCTGTAGCTTCTCCGATTTCGATCTCAGAGGATTCGAAGCCGCCTGCCAGCCAAACCAGCTCCATCAGGTCATCCCGGGCGTTCATGCGGCGTTCCTGACGGGGGTGTGGTCGCGGATTTCGGTCTGGATGGATTCGTACCGGGCGCGGGCCTGGG